GGAAGAGTTACTAAGACTGTAGCGCCGCCAGTAACATCTACATTACCTAAACGGCCTACCGCATAAACGCCTGTCAGATCTACTACTGCGCCAGATTGAACTTCTACGTTACCAATACGCCCTACAGCATAAACGCCTGTTAAATTAACAACAGCGTCAGCGACTACGGATACATTACCAACTCGTCCTACGGCGTAAACACCAGTAACGTCAACATCTGCACTAGCCTGAGCATCTACTGTACCAACACGCCCTACAGCGTAAACACCAGTCAGATTTAAATTACTGTCGGCCTCGACATCTACAGTTCCTACTAAGCATGGAGTGTTAATACCAACTAGGTCAACACTACCACCAGCTTCAATTGTTACCGTACCAGTACGGCCTACGGCGCTAACCCCAGTTAAATCAACAGTACAACCAAGACTTAAATCAACTGTGCCAACTCTACCTACTGCATAAACGCCAGTTAAGCTTACGTCTATCCCTTGGCTAGCTTCGCCAGTATCTCCAAAAGGGGCGCCAGCGTAGGGAAATCCCGCAAACATGATTAATCCCTTAACTGTTCATCTGTGGGTCTAGGTATAGTTGGGTGCTCCCATTTAACAATGTAATCTCCACGACCGTCACTATCGTTTTGCAACATAATAGTCCCGCTAAAAGGAGAAAAATCTTTTTCTGTTAATTCAGGATATAGTTGTAATAGTTTTTTGTATAAAGACATTAAGCACCCCTTATGTAGGCAGCGTCAAACCAATGATAGTTAGAGCTAGCAAGTGTTGACCGAGTACCGCCTGAAGATTGATATCCAAATATTTCAACATAGTCTGACGAGCCGTTGAAAGAAACAATTGCAGATACATGAGCCATTGGTTCGATGTTAGCGTTGGGTAGGAAAGTACCCGCTTTATACGATGAGCCGTTCCTATAAACAACTACTACCCATCCTCCGTTTGGATTTCCATTTAATTGAACAGTTGCTTGAATTAAATAATATCCCGCAGTTGTAGGAGTAAAGCGACTGGAAGCAAAATTACCTGCTGTGTCCCACTCTTCTACTTGGAAGTTAATCTTCGTAAATGTTGTGTTATTAATACTTGTTCCAGTATTTGCATAAGCACTGAAGCTAGGAGTCGCAGACCCAAAAGTACCTGTAGTATTAATACTATATGTGCCAGCTGCCAAGTTATTAACACTGCCGCTTAAAGTAAGGTTTCCGCTAGTTGTTACTGTTCCGCTAAGTGAAAGCCCACTTGCGGAGCCTGTACCGCTAACGCTAGTAACTGTTCCTGTATTTGTTGTGAACCCAGCACCGTTTGTTAGTTGGTTGGTGTTTGTCGGTATTGTCATCACACCAGTGCTCGAGTTGTACGCTCCACTGCCTGCGGAAAAACTAAGAGCAGACCTTGCGCCTGCGGTAGTAACATATCCTGAAGGATTTGAGGCCGCATATGCCCCAAGATTAGTTAAAGCATTAGCCGCCGAAGTAGCTCCTGTGCCGCCGTTTGCTACAGCGATTGTGGTTGCGTTCCATGTACCTGCAACTAATGTGCCGACACCTGTAATACCTGTATACGACCCCGATATACGAGCTGTGGCTACCGTGCCTGATGAAATGTTTGAGGCGTTAATAGCTGTTAGAGCTATACCGTTGCCAGATACCGAGGTAAACGTACCAGTTGTGCCTGTAACTACATTCCCCGCAAAGGAACCATTAGCATCACGAACAACAAGAGTGGAAGCACCATTGGCAGAAGTAGCATTAGTCCTGGCATTGTCTAAAGTTCCCGTAGTAATTGCAGAAGCATTGATGGCTGTAATAGCAGAGCCGTTACCAGAAAAAGATGTACCTGTTATTGCTCCAGCAGCGAACTCACCTGATGCTCCACGAAGAACAATAGTAGAAGCGCCGTTAGCGGAATTAGCAGTCGTTCTTGCATTTGCAATAGTCCCTGAAGCAATGTTAGACGCATTGATATTTGAACCACCAGACAAGTCTCCGATAACTGCAGCCGTTATAGTGGCTGCAGCAAAGTTACCACCCGAATCACGCTGAACAATCGTAGAAGCTCCGTTAGCAGAAGCTGCAGAAGTACGAGAATTATCAATCGTGCCAGACGAGATGTTAGAAGCGTTAATTGCGTTAATTGCTGAACCGTCACCACTAAAAGCACCAGAAATAATATTTGCCCCAAAACTACCATTTGTATCCCGAAGGACTATTGTGCTTGCGCTATTTGCTGTATTACCTGTGGTTCTAGCGTTATCTAAAGTCCCGCTAGATATGTTTGAGGCATTGATGTTGGTTACAGTAGCTGCATTACCTGAGATGTTAGTAAATGAACCTGTGGTTGCAGTTACGTTAGTTGAATTAACATCCGTTGCGGTAATTGTGTTAGCCGTAAACGAGCCAGTAGAGTCACGCAAAACAATGGTTGATGCGCCGTTAGCAGAGTTTGCAGTTGTCTGAGCATTAGGTAGAGTACCTGTTGTAATACTAGAAGCATTAATAGCTACGTTGGCTGCATTGGTAAGTTGGCCTTGAGCATTAACTGTAACTTGAGCAACGTTGCCACTATCGCCATAAGTAGCGGCAGTAACGGCTGTATTTGAAATACTAAATGTTAAGTTGGAAAGGTTAAGACCTGTACCAGCAGCGTAGATCTGAGAAGAGCTAATTTGCGCAAACGTAATATCTGTAGTGCCAAATGTAATTGTGCCTGTTGTATTACATGTATACGTCCGACCAGCGCCTGTATTACCAGACGATACAAAGAAAGTAGAACCTTCTCCTAAATTATCAGAACTAGTCAAACCAAATGTATCAGCATCGGTTGCACGGGTTAATACCCACTGTGCAGAAGCATTACCTGGATTAGTAACTGTATATACACCGTTTTGTACCGCATTAGCCTGTGCATATACCAAAATACGAGCTGCATTAGATACGCTTACACCATCAACAACAAGAGCAGCATTAGCAGCGTTATTTGTAAGTGTTGCGCCTACGCCATTACTAGCGCCGTTTGGTTGGGCATATACAGCAACTAAAGCTACATCTTCTTCAACTAAAACAGGTTCGTGAAAATGAATACCAGAGGTAACTAAACCGTCTACATAGGCTTTGTTTGTAATATCCGTAGAATTTGCAGCGTTGGTTGTAATCGTTCCATTTGTTAGCGTTACAGTAGTAGCTGTTAAGTTAGTTGTGTTGACATTAGTAAACGACACCGTATTTGTGCCATTACCACCAATTTCCACTAAGCCAGTAGCATTGTTTAAATAAATCGCTTCTTCGGCTGGTTGTGTAATAAATACTTCTAAAGTACTTGCCGAACTAAAGCTAACTTTGGTCCCGCCTGTAGACGAAGAAAGAACCGTAGTCCTAGCTAATGTAGCTGGAGACGTAAACGTGCCAAGACCAACCTCCCACTCTCCATCATTTGGTGAAGTGGTATTGTGGATTGTGTAGTAAACAGTAGAACCGTTAGCTACTGCAGACGCAAAAGTCTGATAGCCTGTAAAGGCACCAGCAAGTGTTACGCTGCCTGTACCCGAACTAGAGCTGGATTCTTTAACCCTATCTTTTAAGACCAAAGCCATTTGGCTCTCCTATTACGAAGCGGTCAAACGAATAATTGCGTTAGTTGCGTCTGCTGTTGGGAAGTTCACCGCAAAAGTACCGTTGGTCGATGTCTTATCACCACCAAAAGCTAATACGCATACAGCAGCGTTTGCTAAGTTAGCGTTATAAATCAAAGCGCCATTAGCAGTAATCGTTGCATTTGCCCAAGAGCTATTAGTAAACGAGATAAAAGCTACGTTACCAGTATTTGTTGGGGTTACGCTAACAGACAAAGTATTGCCACCAGCAGAATAGTTACCTGCTGAAGCTACTTCATTGCTAGTTGTATACGCAGTGGTGTTCTCATCCAAACTAGCAGAGCTGGTGTACAGCGCTAATTTAAATGTGTTTGCTGAAAAATTATGCTGACCATTCAAGATTTGAACCTTGAAACTTGTCGCCATTGCTTGGGTAATTGCCATTTTTTGCTCCTAAAAATTATCTAACAGGTCCAGGTACAGGCAGCCTAAGTTGTCCATCACGGTATGCGCTTCTTCTATCTTTACCATCACCCAGTTCTCTGAGTAACGCTAAGGATTCTTGGTATTTGGCTTCGTAGTAACTAACCATGTCTTGCTCCCCCTTTTGGAAGATCACGGCTTCTCTTAACGAACCATACAACAATACAGTTTCAAAATTATCACCTAACCAAGATGTCCCAGCAATAACAATAGACTGTGGGTAATAGTAGTAGTGCAGTTCTACATTGTAGTTTTGATCGGGAGTCGGTCCAATAATGTATGTATACGGCTCAAACTGGGCGTAATAACGAGGAACGCCTTCATCTGTAGGGTTTGGGTACGCCTGCCGAATAAAGTTAACATCCTTGTCGATTAAGAACTCTTGGCTACCATCAGCCAGAATAACCGCCATCGAAAAGGACGCTAAGTAGTCTGGAGGTAACGCAAGGTACTTGTCGCTCTGTGTAAAGTTGCCTACCTGATTCTTACGAATAGCAGGTATTTGAACGGCGTTATAAATCCGCTCCTCACATTGCTGGACAAAAAGCGGAATATTGTCTACAAAAGTCTGTTCATAAGACTCAGAATAGTCAAGAATCGCTTGCGTTAACTGTGCGTAATTCATTATGCCATCGGGCCTCGTGAGGTAAAGCCTTTAGTTGCTGCGCCTGATCCACGCTGTTTCATCTCACCATGCTTGTTAATTGGTTGATCGTTGTTCTTGGTATATCCGCCTACAGACATATTTACCTGATCTACGCCATTGCCTGGCTTAGTAACAGCAGATTTTACTGTAGTTATTTTCTTACCATCCATTGTGTGCGGTGCAGCATAAACCGAAGCAGGTCCTACTTCCTTGCCGCCTTTTTTCATAGAAAATTTAGCCATGATTAACCTTTCTTTTGAGCAGCAATCTTTGCAAGACCACGACCCATTTTTTTCATATCTGCATTGGTTTTGCCGCCTTTAGAGCCGCTGTGTTTTGGACCTTTTTCAATAGCTACTGTTGGACCTGAATTACCTAGGTTTTTACCTTTGGTTTTGCCCTGTTTAGTAATGCCGTCTGCGCCTTTTTTGTACATTTTCAACTCCTTAAGTTGTTGTTACCGTTACTGTACCAAGAATTACTTGTTGTACCAAGTCATTTGGGGTTAAACCTGCATCAGGACCTCTACTACCCCCCACAATTGGCCACCCCCACTGAAACACCCTACTACCTAATTCTGGGCTACCAAACCCGTCTGGACCAATGCCCGTCTGGTTAATTTGTAAGCCACTTTGTCCTGATACTAAATAACTCACGTCTGGTCTTGGTTCCCGCACCGCTTGTGGATCATTTACTGGGTACAAGCCTAGAGACAACTGAGGCTGATCTGGATCCCAACAAGATCTACAAACTTTAACCCGATATGGTTGCGTCTTTACTATCTGTATCCGTAGCTCCTTAAGCATATATCGCTGCGCACATCTGTCGCACTCAGCAATTGCATATTTACCTGAAGCAAACTTATTTGGCATATCATTTTAACTATAATAAAAAGTATTTCTTGGGACTATACGGATCGCAGCTGTTTCTCTATCTTCGTCCGCAGCCAGCTGCCATTGCTGCTCGTAGTCAGCTTTGAGCATCATTACTCTTTCAGATGTAACCCCAGGCATTTTGTTACTTAACTGATACGCCAAGCCAGCAGTCATGCAGGGGATAAAGCGAAACGGAATATCTTGGGTTCTGATACCAGTGCCTGCGTCTTGGATTCTACGCATTCTGTAATACACAAATGTGTATTGATCACCAGGCGGGTTAGGGGTGGGCCAGACGTTAACACATGGTAGATTGTTGGTATATACCTCTGCAGCCGTTAAGTGGCTTACCGCCGTTGTGCCATTCTGACCACGCCAAGCATTAATAATCTGATTACCCACAATATTCTGATAGCCAATGGTTTCATTACCAATATTAATAAAACCCTGAGTTGGGATACTAGCCGGATTAACTAGGGTAATAGTTGTGTCAGTTGCATTAATAGCCCCGTTTAGAGCAGTTTGCGGAACAGTTGCGACATTACCTGATTGTCTATTAAACCAAACCTGAATTGGACGCCCTGTAGCGTTTTTATTAGGGATGGTAAGGTAAGTAGGCTCACTAATACGACTAATATTAATGTCAACCTGGTTATTAGCTTGCCCATTATTAGTACGCACCACGGTATCTAAAAGGTCAACTGTATCAACGGGAATAGGGTAAATAGCCTGTCCAGTATTCATTACAAACTGTCCTTGTTCTACAGTCCATAAGTTAATACCACGGTTAGCCCATTCAATAGTCAATAGGTTTAAAGACCGCCGTGCAGTACGGAAGTCATATCCAGAGCGAACCTCTAAACCACAACGCTCAAACGCCTCCTCAATGAGGTCGTTCATGTCTAGGTTAAAGGTAGTAGTTCCTGTAGTAGTCATATCTTCCTATACGGTTTTACTTTTGCTTTTACCTTTGGTGGCTGGGGCACGAACTGTTTTCCCTGTGCTTTTCCCGCCCGTTTTGCTCGGGTTGTTGCTGCGTACTCGCTTGGGCTTAGTGCCTGTATTGCTTTTTTTGGCAGGTACCGCTCGCCTGTTTCGGACGACTTCTTCCCTGACTTGGTTGTCCATTCTTGATCGCCCCAAGCTTTTAAAGAACGTTGCGATGCGGCTAAACCACCCCCTGCCATCTTCTTCTTTTTGCTGGCGCAATGGGCTTTCTCCGAGAACCCCTTTGGGCTGTCGCAGTTGATTGA